AGCTACTTTTACAGGTGTGAGCTTATCTATCTTAATATTTTTTAGAGCAAAATGAAACTTAAGCTCATCAATTTTATCTTTTCTATTTTTCTCTGTTGTAAAAGGAATTGATAACACTACCTTGTATTTTCTAACGTCTTCTTCAACATCTTCATACAAGGACTTCATTGTTCCCCACGAAACAGATGAAAGAGAAGATGCAGTTAGAGCAGAAGATAAACTCATCTCTGCAACAAATGTATCGGGGTAGTCGTTGAACAGACCATACTGTGCAATGATCTTGTCAACATCTTTTTGATCTGATGCTCCTCTTATAGAAGCAACTATTTTCTTCATAGCACCTTGACCGGCACCAAGAGAGGCTAACCTTACAGTAATCATTGATAACCACTTTTGTAGTGCTTTGTTTGAGCCACCACTATTAGCAAGTTCAACATACTTACTTATTAGGTATTCAATGTTATTGTCATCATCCTCTTTTATAACTGAAGATAGTTTCATTATTTATCTGCCTCTACCGACTTCAATACTTCTTGTAAGTCTGCTAGTATGTCAAACATTTCGGGCCCTTGATTGTAATTACCACTCTTCTTTGTGCGAGCGTGTCTTAGCTTTAGGGCTGATTGTATTTGTTTTATAGTCTTATCAATACCTTTTGAGAATCCTTCGTAAGCCGATTGTTGTGTCTTCTTATCAAGAGGAACTCTTTTTTGTTTGGGTGGAGGCTTTCTACCTGTTGGTGACTTATATCTTACTTCTGTTAGTTTCATTTTATTTTCCTCATAGGGTGGGACGCCCGTAGACGCCCCACATTTTTATTTACTTAAGCTCTTCAGCAGCTTTCTTTATGTCACCGAATGTTTCGGCAACTTTCTTTGAACCACCTGCAAGTAGCCCAGCAGTTAGGACTTGACCTAACATTGTTGCATCACCATTGAATAGCATTGCAACTAAATCTACTGGAACTTCTTTGGCAATAAGAAAAGAAACACCCCAAGAAATGGGAACCTTCAATCCCTTACCACCAACATACTTTGCATAATATTTCCAATTGAATAAGGTAGCTAAACCTCTCTCAATCACGACAGAGAGAGCGATAAGTAATGCAAACACACTAGCTACGTTCTCCAATACGGGCCCAAACTCCATAAATAATCTCCGTAATAATGATAATAATTTACATTAACCCTTTGTATAAATATTATTTTACATCAATAAGAAACCTATGCCAACATATCAAAGATGTGTCCCTGTTTTACAAACTCTAAAGTTTTGGTCATACTCTCTTGAGTTTTTTTGATATCGTTGAGGCCACCCAAAGGAGTATGTGTCTGCATTGTTGGGTTAATCATAGAACCGTACTTCCATTCGGGACTAGTAATGCCTTTACCTTTTACGGGGTCAGCAAGCTGACCATTTGTCATTCCATAAAGTTCTACTGGAATAACCGAAGCTACTGGTGGTGGTGGTTGATTAACAATCATCATTAGTTCTCCAAGCTACCACAAGGTCTTCAAATCCTTTGATGACCCTATGAAAAGTTTCTTTTGGTATAAAGTATTCACTACCTTCTACAAGTGTAGTAGGCATTTCTTCATCCAGCTGTAAACACCAACCTCCAGACTTTATTACTTCTATTAGCCTGTCTTCCCTATCACGATGCCACACTAGTTCATCTTCAGAAACCTCGTTAGAGAAAGTCCTTACTATTTTTTTCCCTTCCTTAATTTGTTTGTACGGTCTTACCAAAATACGCCACGTGCTCCAGATAAACCAAGTGACTTGGCAAATCTTGGTAATCTACATGACCAGTAACCTGCTTTTGTTTTATCTTTTTTTGTGGGACAGTTATGTCTATCACTAAATGCCTTACGAGCCTTTGGGTCTTTTAATTTAACAGCTAGTTTACCGCCGCCACCTTTAGCACCAAACTCTACTCGTTTTACTTTTTTAGTTTTGGGATTCATAACATAGACATAGAACTTTTTACTACCACCACGTTTAGGTTTGTTTAGGTCAACCTTTCTACCTTGATACTCTGCCTCATTCATCTCAACCATAATGGGACAATCCAACGGTACTCTTATTCCCTCACACTCACCAAACGTCCCTATGTCAGTTTCTAACAGTTCTTGGTCAACATAGGATAATTCACCCAACTTACCCTCGTTATAAAGCCTACGGGCTTCTCTGAGTGTAGCAAAGTAACTCTCACTATACATTCTAAAAATACTTTCAGATAGTGGGACTTTCTTTTCTCTATGATACTCAAGAGCCTCGTTTATTGTTTCTTCTTTTATAATGTCTGTTAGTTTCATTTAAAATACTTTCTTAAAATTTCCCTATCAACTTTAGGCATTTGTTTTTTGTTTGATGCATTTTTAGGATTGTTCCAAATGTCAGCCAATTGAGATTTCAATTTACTTGTAATACCAACAGCACGCCAACCACCCTTTTCAAAACCCTGTTTATCTTTGTCTTGTTTACTCCAACTACCTGTCTGAAAATCTTGAAAGTAATCTGTATCTAAATTAAAGATAACACCAGACCATCTTTCCCGAGCACCCATACTAATCTTTGAGGTGGCAAGAAAAATGTCACGTTTCTTTCCTTTGTAAAACCATGCTTGATTTGATTTAGTAACTGGTTTTGCAGATGATGGGTCTACACCACGACCAACTTTCTCTACTAGTAGTTCACTTAGTTTCATTGTTCTTCCCTATGAGATGTAAGCGTTCAACTCAAATTGATTTTTCATACCGTAGACTTGAAAGACTAGCATATTCTTTACTGGCTTTCCTCGTCTTGTCAAACCAACTTTGAACTCATGTGTCTTACCAACGCTGGGACGAGCACGATTATAACGACCACCCATTGTGACCTGTGATTGAAAGTCATCTTGGTCTACTTCATAACCTTTCTTCGTTGCCATCTTTACAGCTTCTTGAGCAGCAGAAGAAAATGATTTATGATAAATCTTATAGTTTTCGTTTAGTACTTTTGATAGCTTCATTTTGTCTCTCTACTTAGTCAAGTTGTATTGGTGATTTTATAACAGCTAATGCATCGCCCAAACTCTCTTTTATGGAAAAAAGTTGTTGGGTCTGCTCGTAGTAGCCCCCTTTACGTGTCCGAGCTTCTCTTGTCTTCAAAGCTGACTCTATCTTCTTTATCTCTCTCTTGATGTCTTTCATCATCTTGTCATATTCTTTTATATCTGTATCAGTTCCAGAAGTGGCTGACACTCGCTTCCTTGCTTCATTCATCGCCTTATCTAATTTCATTTTGTCTCTCTACTTTTGTAGTATTGCCTTTTTCTTAGGTTTACCCTTACTACCGTAATGTTTACGTTTTCTTGCAACTGCATTCTTCTTTTGTTTCTTGGTCATACGATCAGCGACAGACTTCTTACGACACTTTGGATAAGCACGTTGTCCACCTTTACGAGCCTTCTTACCAGCAGATGCTCCACAAGGTGGGTGACTACCATCTTTATTAGTGCGACTAATGTCAACCCACTTTTCTCTGAACCACTTGCCTAAACTTCCCTTAGTCTTTTCATCCATCTGTTCAAGTGTTTCTAAAACTTCACTTAGTTTCATAGTCTATCTCTTATGAACCGGCGATACCCTTTGAGCCAGGGATATCATCTCTTTCTGTGGCATCTCTATTGATGGCTTTCATAATCTTCTTATCAATATCTTTCAACTGACTAAAAATTTGTTTGGCAACATTGTTATCAATGTATCTCATCTTACCCAACAACTTGACATCATTTTGAATATCAGTAAGACGATAACCAACAGCCTTTGAGCCAAATAGAAGACCTTTTAGTTTATTGTGTTCTCTTCTACCACCCTTCAACTTAGGCATACCTTTTGCTTCTTCTAATGTGTTTGACTCTTCTAAAATACCAGCCATCTTAGCTAACTGGTCAAACTCTTCTTTCAAATCTTCCATGTTACTTTCCTCTCTGAGATTTCATCCAATTTTTAGCAATCCTACTTTTGATCGGTGAGTTTACGAATTGTTTTATCATTCTATCAACCACCTTACCAAAAGTGGGCTTTCCAGATTTTACTACCACACGATCACTATTATCAATAATAATGATTTGTCCTTTAAATAGGCCTTGAAATCTACCTATGTTCTTCTGTACATCTTTCCAAATCTTTGTTACTAGTTTCTCTGGCAAAACTCTATCACGAGCAGCGTTTCTTTCCAGAGCAATTTCTAATGAAGTGTTGACAAAAATCATGTAGCAATCATAACCGAGCTTTCTAAGCTCAACTACTTTCTTTTTTATCTTTCCATAATCATCGCCTGTGCCGTCTATCAGTAAACCTAAACGACCATGAACATATAGTTTCTCTTTGGCGTTTTTAATTCTTTTTGCTTTTTCTCTTGCTGACTCTGGCCCTGTTGTTACTTTCTGAAATTGTTTGTCCGTCATCTTTCCCAAAGACTTTGGGTCAATGCCTTGTTTCTTTAGAAAGTATTCAAACTCTGGATCGGAGTTGACTACCTTCAAACCAGCAGGTGAAAATGAATTTGCACTTGGTATAGCAAAAACTTCACCACCTACAAAGGACTTACCACTGCCTGGCCCACCAGCTAAGAATACAGCTTTGAAAATGCCAGGGTCGTTTACGCCTTCATTAAATAAATCACCGAGTTTCATCTTATACTCCAACTATCTTTTTTAATTTTGAAATGTTAGTCATAACTCTTCTCTTTATCTTATCTGGTAAGTCTTCAGCAGAAGATAAGAGTGTGTCTATTGCTATTTTAAGTCTATCATCAGCCTTAATTGCACTTTTTCTTATGTTAGGAACAATATGCCATCCCATAACAGCGTCAATGATGTGTAATGGCCCTGTAATAGCAGAAAATGTTAGTGTATCTAGTTTTAAAAGGAAATCAACAAACTCCTCCTTACTAACTCTTTTCTTCATCAACTCTTTTAGTTGATTTCTTGCTTCTTTATCGCCACCGTGAGCCTTAAAAGCGTAATACATAACTTCTGCCATGTATTTACCAGCTTTAGATAGAATAGAAACTAATCCCCTACCATTAGATATCTTAAGACCAGCACGTTTTGCCATTGCCAATGCACTCTTACCAGTATTTTCGTTTAACTGGTCTGGCTTCATTGACATAAACAAAGCAATCTCTAAAATTTGCTGTCTATCGTCATCAAAAACATTACTTAGTTTCATTTACTTTTTCTTCCCAAAGTTTTTAACGTCTTTGTATAAAATACCAAACAACACTGTGGATAACCACATAATCACACCATAGACCGCTTCATGTTGCCAAAACTCTATCCACTCTCTACCGCCAGGAAAACCTACAATTTTCCAAACCTCATACAAAATAGTAACAGAGATAGCTGCAGCCCCACTCCAATAACCGGCCTTCTTCGCTTCCTCTTTGGCCATTTGGTTTTTAGTTAGTGTAACCACATCTTTACCTAATTGTTTGTTCTCTGCCTTCAAAGACCTATTATCTTGTGCAGACAGCTTTGCAGATGCGTTTGCTACTTTTGCAGTAGTTTTATAGTTGTTAATTTCGTTTCTGGCTTTTTCGTACCACTTCTTCATCTCACTTGTTGTGCGTATTTTATTATACGGCGGATAATTGTATGGCATTTTTTCTCTCCACTAAAATTTGTGTTATCAAATAACCTTTAGCAGAAACCTTAGACACACCTGTGTCTCTTACTTATTTCATCCCTTTGTCTTTCTCCAAGTTCCACCCTTTGACTTGTAATTCTTTGCTGCCCAAGCATTAGCGTAAGCAGATGGGTAGACCTTGAATTTTCTTTTAGCGGCCGCAATAGATGCTGCCCATTTCTTTTTATCGTTAGGTACATTCTTCTCAGTGAATAGTTTTATCTCGGCCATCTCTTTACGAGTAATCTTTGAATGTCTACCCTCAACAATACCATCTTTACCGTCCATATAATTATAGACCGATTGTAGATAGTCCATTGACTTGGTGATCTTTGATTGTACCCAAGATGGCAACTCATCTTCACTATCTATTCTATCTCTCAACATTGTAGCATAGTCAATGGCTCTTTCTAACTGGCCTCTGGCCATTCCACCTTCTTCGTGACTATCCTCAACTACTTTCTTAAGTTTCATTTCTATCTCCACTAGTCATCAATTTTATGACCTCTTGATCTGAGGTTTCTAAGCATGGCGTCTAAATCAACTTTATCTTTCTTTTTCTCTGGCTCATCCAATTCATCAAACATATAACACAAAGCAGCCCAAATAATAACATTAATACATATACAACAGACTACCGTTGCCTTTGCTATGGGCACTAAAGAATGCCACTGCTCTATTATTTGTAGTAACATTTTTCATAACAAGCGTCTATTTTTCTTCCAACTGTAATATCTCTTGGCGTAATTATAGTATTTTCCAGCAAACTAACAGTAACTTCACTACCATCATCTTCACTTCCCATTCTCATACCATCATACTTAGTGTAGGTTGATTCACGGCAAGTGGGTGGTTCTGGCTTAACTTCTAATTTCTCACTAGCAGCCTTCATAATAGCCGAAATAAAATTAGCTGACGTTTCTTTTGAATTAAAAGTAAATGTTCTTGTCAATTCACCTTTTTTTAGTGTCCAATCTAAACTTAATCTTCGTAGTCCAGTATCATAATCAAGATATCCACGGCCATGTTGCAAAGAATTTCCCCATTATTTAAAATAGAAAAATAAAGTAGAGAAACCTTTTGCTAGTTTGTTCACTTATAAATATAAAAAAAGAGGGGAAAAATCCCCTCTATAAATTTTTATTGAACTCATACCCACTCAAGTGGTCTACATGAAAGTGAAATAGGTCTTTACTTTTCAAACACTTTGAGTTTTTTGTTCTGAATAAACAGTGACCCCCTATCTGTTCTGTCGGTTGATAATCAATAGATATAAATTTTGTCTCTAAAAAAAGTTTTGAAGAACATAAGTATGCTGCGCCGTAAGCACCGGCATAATAATCAGAATCGTAATTCCACAATCCATCCTCTGTATGAAGATTAACATAGTAATTTTCATCGTAATCTTTTATATCGAATGGTTCGTTAGCAACTACATATGGATTATCGTTCTCTCTAAACATCCCAACAAAATCAACAAACCTTTCATCACCAACTGAAAACTTTTCTTTCCTTTTATCAACATTTACTTTTGGTATTTGTTCAAATCTCTGTGGTGAAAAATATGCAGCATAATCATTGTCTATTATTTTTTTCATACCATCTAAATCTTTGGCATAAAATATTTGATCCATTTCTGTATAATAAACATATTTTACATTATTCTTATCGTTATCATCAAATGCTTCTTGTATTTTACTCACTAAGACATATGGCAAAAATTCTGCCTTCTCTAAACCTTTAAAATATAATATTCTAATTTTACTATTAGAGGCTAGTGGCTGAAGTAAGTTAAAATCTTTTTCATTACAACATCCTACAAAAACAGGGTCTGATATTTTGTTCAGAGAATATAAACAATACCTAAACCACTCATGCCTTAGATTTAATGCTTGTTGTGTATGTTCGGGGCTGTATTCACTTATGCCACTAAAGTAGGGAACAATAGAAACTGTATCTGACATACGTCCCCGTTATATTGTTATCTCAATAGTTTTCACTACACCATCATCACCTTTTGTTTCACTGACTATTTCATAACCGTCAGCACCATTCGCACTAACAAAAGAATCTATTTGAGAATCTACATCAGATTCAAACACTTCCGAAAAAGTCTTTTGTAGTTTTGTTGGTTTAGTCTCCGCAGGTGCAGGTGTCTTCGGTGCAGCTTTCTTCGGTGTCTTCTTCGCAGGTACAACCTTCTGTTCCGTTTTCACTACAGGTGCAGTCTTTGTCTTCGCCTTTGCCATCGTTACTTCCTTTCGTATTCATTTTTTCTCTCAATTATTGGTGGAGGTGATGGGATTTGCACCCATGTCTTGAGCGATACTAAAAATAAAAGATACACAAGTTTAATTACTACTCACAATATTGACAATGCTTCTTTTCTAAATGACGTTCCACAGAGTATGAAAAGAATAAAGTTGACTTCTATGAAACGGAAGGCGGCTCTTAGGCCGCCATCTTATATTCTAACTCTTCGTCAGTTAGTGTTTATATACTCTTTTTAGAGAGTTAGCATACTTTCTCTCACTTGCCTTTATCAGTAGACATCCCCAATCGAACCTAAGTCACCCCCTATTAACCTTTGAGTAAATTTTTCTTTGTTTGACCACTTATTTCATCTAAACGACCTGTACCGTGACACTTGGGGCATATTTCGGCTTTCTTTGTTGATTCATTTATAATCAACTTCTTACCTTTACAAACTCCGCAAATTAGTGTGTCGGTATTATAGTTTTTCATCGGTTCTTATACAAACCCATCTTACGACCTTTAGCTGTAGTCTTCTTGGCCTTCTTTGAAATACGAGCCTGTTTACCTTTTCTTTTGAGTGCAGATTTTCTTGCAATCCTTTTTGCTTGAGTTGGCTTTACTAGTCTAAGATGTAAAGGTAACTTCTTTTTTCTTTTCTTTACTACTTTTAGTTGACCACCTACTCTTCTTAACACTTTTTTTCTTGGGCCAGCAAGTGGCGCCTCTTGTATTATTTTTTCTAATTCTTCTCTAACTATTTCTTCTATTACTTTCTTCAAATCGGCCACTGTTTTTCTCCTAACATAAATATAGCCTTAATTGAATAGTTCAAGCATACCTATCAACTCGCTCTCTCTTGATTTATCAAGATTGAACCTAAGACAAATTGATCTGTTTCCCTTACTCTTAAAAGGTGTATTGTAATTAAATGGAGTAAAGGAAGATTCCTCTAATACTTTTTCTATTCTTTCTGCTCCTACATCTTGATTTATTAAAACTAAAAATCCGTTGTTCAAATCACAGGTTCTCCAATTGCCATTTGAACAACTGATTTCATATTGATCACCGCCTACTGTTACGTTTTCCATCTTAATAATCCATGTTTTGTGCTATGTTCTCGTTATACCAATCTTCTTGGAACTCTTCTGCGTTTCTCAAATAAAATGACAATCTATCTTCGGCATGATTGTTTATATTATAATTACTATCAGACCATTCCTTAAATTCCAATGCTCTCTTCTTTGTCTCATCGTAATTATCAATGTGACTTGAGATTGCGTTTATCCAAGCCTTCGGTGTTGTAAAATCAATAGCAAAACCCTTCAATGAAATATTACTTGGCACTTTATCAGCCATTGTCTTGTATCCACCAAAGTTTGAAAACACAGGGATACATCCGTAACGTGCTGATTCAACTACCTTTATTTCTGACTTACAAGAAGCAAACGTATTATGTTCAATGTATGCCATACTAATGTCATACAAAGCATAAAACTTTCCATACTCTTCCAAAGGTAGAGCATCAAAAATCTTCATACGATTCGGGTCAATGTCTGCAAACAACGCTTCAATACGACCCTTGTATGTTTGACTCTTATCTTCTATTTCCTTTTCTTCAAACTTCTTATTGCCGTGTTCATCTTCGGTAATCTCAACTGCTGTATCCTTCAACGCCATACCAGCTAAAACAAAATGTGTATTAGGATACTTGTCGTGAATGGCCTTCATAATCGGTGCCATTCTTTTGATGTCCTCAAAGTGAGAAGTCAAACCAGCCCAACCAATAATAATCTTATCATCTGTTGGAAACCATTCTCCCAACATTTCTTTTCTTACCTCGTTCTTATCGTAGTTCCACTGAGGCAAATCCCAATCAAACTGATTAGGAAATATATTTACATTATCATTGAAGTTACCAAATGTCTTTGATAACTTAGGTGTAGTAGTTGTAATACAATCAGAATGCTTTATTGATTGCAAAGACATCTTGTCTTTACCGCTCTCTATCCAAAGGGTTTTCATTGGG